GCTAAATCTATTTCTTGATCTGTTAATGAAGAGTCTTCTTTTTTTAATTCAGTTTTATAATTATTAATTAATTGCATTTTTTCACTATCTGTTTCATAAAAATCATAGTCTTCACCATATGTAGTAAGAACCTGAGCAGCCATTCTAGGACTATTTGTATATTTATTTATAAGACTGTTCACTGTTTCCTTTACATTAGCATTCTCTAATGGATTATTTATTTTTGTTGATCCTTGAGCGTTGTATTTAGACTGAATTATAAAATCACCAATGCTTTTTGTGTCTGCACTAATTAATTTATCAAAATCAATTTTTTCATCTATTAAATTCATTGGATCGGCTAATGCCATACTTGGAGCAACTTCTACCTCTCCACTGGCATTTACTTGAGCCATGTATCCATGACCATCTGTTGAAAAAGTATAAAATCTATTTCTAAGGTCCGCTAAATTTGCATGTTTACTAGACAAATAAGTTTCAAAAGCACTTGCCTTGTCTTCGGCTTGTCTTTTTAGTAAATCTTGATTTATAGCATCAAAGTTTTTCATGTTATTTCCCATGGTTGACCAGTCGGTCATCATGTTGTTAAGAATAGATTTATATTGTTGATCAGTAATTAAACCAGCCTTTCTTTGTTTATTTGCCTGAGATATTATATCTCTTCCTTTTGTAGCACCAGTTGTTATGTATTCTTGTAATGACTGAGTCTTTATACCCTCTATTGACTTAATACTTGCGTTGGCTTTTTGTGCTAAATCATCAGCATATAGTATTTGTTTTTCTCTCTCAAGTCCTATATCTTCAAGAGCTTTGCTTATGCCTCCTATTGCCTTCCCCCAATCTATTGATGGTGCGGCTATATATGTTCCGTATTGTTTTGCCATTTTTAATTTTTATTTTGACCAATCAATTCCTCCAGACATCACGTCAGTTATTAAATTATCTTGATTACCTAATACATCTTGTTTTCCTAATAATGAACTAGGATTATATGTTGCTGAAAGAGGCATTCCTTTTTTATTTTTAATACCAGAAGCAGATTTTAAACCTTGAGCAGCAAATCCAAAAATACCTTGAATGGCTGCATTTCTATTGGCCTCAGCCGCATATCTTCTATACTCAGCGTCTTGCTTTTCGTTCATTTCTATGTCGTACTGCCTTTGCTGTTTTCTAGCATTAATCCCTTGCTGTGCCTGCGCCTGTGCCGCATCTCTTTCGTACTTTAACTCGTCAAGCCTTGCAGCATTTTGAAGGTCTCCCTGCTCTCCAGCAAGTGCCAATTGACCAACACTACCTATCACTCCCTCTGCCCCAGCACCTTGAATCATACCCATTGTCTGAGCCTCTCTTTGTGCTTGAGATTGCTGTGCTAGCTGAGTGCCTAATGTTGGGACCTGCAATTGTTTAAAAGCATTATCCTCGTTGATAGCCCTTAAGCTTTCCGTTGCTTTTTTAGATGCTTCTTCTGCTTTTTTCATGGCCTTGTTTTGGCCTATTGCCTGGGCTGCGCTTACTCCCATCCCACCAAGTGCAACTATAGTTCCTGTTACTGCTGCCATATTATAAAATTTTTACCATTTCAGTTGTGTTTGTAGATCCCTTTTGAAATCCACAATTTTCGTACATCTTTATTAAAGATGGACTCTTTAACGTTGAAAAAGCATAAATAAATCCATTTTGTTTGCAAATCTCTAAAAGAGAATATATTAAAAACTCTATGGCCTCTTTTCTGTCCTTTTCTCTGTAATGGAAGTTAGATACTATAAACTCAATCCACGCTACCTTAGAGTTTGTTGCGTATACAAAACCAGCACACACATCCTCTCCATTGCTCGATACCATTATGCCTCCTGTGCCGTTTTCTGGCAAGAAGTCTTTAGATATTACTGGCCATCTCCAATCACTCCACCAGTCACATATCTTATGGTAATCGTCTTCAACCAAGTATCGGACTTCCATATCACAAATTTACATAAAACTTTTGAATACTGAAGAGCTTATTTCGAATAACTCTACTGGTCCTCCGCTGTTGGTAGTTAGAAGAATATCCATGTAATAACCTCTAACCCCATAAGACTCAGCAACAGAATTTTTTATCGCAAGTATCTCGTCACCTGAGCTTGGAAGAGTTCCAACAGTACTTAAATATACTATTGGCTGACCGTTTAGATCAAAGTTGTCTACCGACTGAACTGTACCTACATAAGAAAGTACTCCAGAAGGAAAATATTTATACACGTCATCTGGAGCTGATACATCTTTTATTTGTAGTGATGAAGATGGGTAAGAGTTTATTCTAAAGTAAGGAACAGGAGAACCTCCAGAGTCTAATACATTTCCAAGGCCAATAATCCTTGTGCTCAGTTTATCGTCAAGCTGTCCTATATTAATTAAAGATCCACCAGAAGGATTGTTGTTACGTCTTATATGAGCAAAATAACTTCCTTCTTTTTCTTCAAACCAAGTGTTGCTTATGTTTCCAGACAGTAAGTCAGTAGTAACTGACACACTCCATGCAGACGTGCTTTCAAGAGACACCGTCTTAAATAGCTTAACTTCCAAAGGCGAGTCATTAAACACCGTTCTTACTTCGCAAGTAGGAAGATTTACATATGGACTAGATACATAGTATACCGTTCTTTGTACTGAAGGAACATTATGTAGATATATATTTCCATTTTTAAACGTATAAAACTTATTACTAACGTAAACCATATAGTCTGGAATGTAACTCCAGAATGAAGTCCATCCTTGAACATCGTCAGAATAAGATATCGTTAAAGGAACAACCATAATACAAATTTAGTGAATTTAAACCAAACAGCTATCTATTGATTTTACTAGCTTATAATAGTGATAAGAACACCTTTTATCTGAAACAAACTCATTGCTGTCGTACGGGTATTTATCCATATACTTAGCCTTGTGAAACATTCCGTCTTTGTCAGACATTACACCAGCATTATGAAAGAAGTATAGCTGGTCCCACTTATCTGCATTGCATGTTGCCCAACAAAAGTCAAACTCTTTGGGAACAACAACATCTATTCCCATCTTCCATGCGGTCCATAGCTCTGCCCACATGCTTGCGGTCCAAGCCTGTATACCATGATTGCTCCCGTCTTTTCTTACGTGTTGCATCTTCATCATTACCTCATAAAGCTCAAACGAGTATTTTTCTACTAGCTCCCAGTACTCATGTGTCAAGTTTTTCATCAACTTCTGAGCGCCTCCGCTATTGTTCTGATTATTTTTTACTATATCTTTTGATATGCCCACAACGTTGCACATTGCATCTAGCACCTCTTCTCCCTTGCTTACTATGTAGTCGTGCCCTATGTATGATATTGTATCAGAAAAATACCACTTATCATCAACTAAAAATTTATCGAAATCAAGATGCCTAGTAAAAGCAAAATCAGCGTCAACAAAAAAATATGCACTACTATCTGGGTGCTCTTTAAAATGTTTCTTTAGTATATGCGACTGTATTGCAGGAAGATACTTACAATCACCTAGAGTGTCTTCGTAAAAGAAAAAGTTAACTCTAGAATATACCTTTTGTAGTTTAAACCAAGACTCTGGTATGTCATCCTGATAACCTGCTACAACATACATCTGTTCTGGATCGTATCCATTCAACATGAAGTTTACTATTTGCACCTCAACCTGCCAAGCATAATAATCTATAGCTGGTTGAGCTGACAAGAATTTAATTTTATTCATTAACAGTTTTTAGTGTTTCCAGTAAAGTTTATACCATCGTACTCGTAAGCTACTGTGCTAGTGTATATCTTGTAGTAATTTGCAGGAGCAGGTACAGTTAAGGATGAATCTAAGAACACTTGAGTTAACGTGTTCCCAATAGGTCCGTCCATGTAAAATGTAATAGCAATAGAACTACAAACATTGTCGGCGCTACCAAAGTTACAAAGCAACTCGTAAACTGGAGGAATAGTTGTGGTAGTAGTTGTTGTAGTAGTAGTTGTCGTAGTTGTAGTAGTAGTTGTTGTACTTGTAGTTGTACCAACGCAAGAAGAACAATTTTCAAACATAAATAATATGTTCGCAATTTGAGCTCCTGATGGAGCAGTTGAAACTATTTCATAACAATTACCATCGTCACACCTAACAATTTGACCATTACTAAGTTGAGTAAAATCTAGATGAGCCAATAAAAATAACGGACCAGGATTGCTACACAATTGGGCATCATAAAAATATGTAGGAATAGTTGTTGTTGTAGTTGTTGTCGTTACAATGCTACATAAGTTAACATGCAACACTTGACCAGTGTCGGCTATTTGTATTGCGTATGTATTGACCCCATCATCAGCAAAATACCAAGAAAACCCACCATTGAATATAATTGTACACAATGCATCAGAGTAAACGATATCTCCAACTAGTGGCATTGAAGGTATACCAAAGTAATAGAATGGAGTTGTCGTACCACCACCAATACATGCCGCATAATCGTCTGGCAGATATGGAGATGTTCCGTCCATGTTAAATGAAGATATAGGAGGTAATGTTGTGGTAGTAGTGCTAGTTGTAGTTGTAGTTGTCCCAGTACAAGTTGTGCAATCTGGATATATTACAACTGGATTTTCCATGTAAAAATATGGATAACCACCTGGAGAAGTAGATGTTATTTCCCAACAGTTACCATCTGCTGTTGCAACAATATCATTAACTACTATTACAGCTGATGTAATATCCAAAAGTATTGCTGTAGTTACACCGTCTATACAAGAAACAGCCTCGTAGTAGTTACCTACAATTGGTAATGTAGTAGTACTTGTTGTGCTAGTTGTTGTAGTACTTCCTGCACAAACAGATAAATCTACAACATATCCATCGTTATCTATTTTTATAACATAGTCAGACTTATCTATAAAATACCAAAAGTCACCACCATTAAAGAATTGATCTGAGTTCTGATCAACAAAAACTCTATCTCTAATAACAGGGACAGAGTTCTTTCCGTTAAAATATAATACAGAAAAAGTTGGAGTTATGCTACAACAATCTGTTGGTGTTTCTTTTGATTGTTCTACATCTATTAATAATGGAGTTAATAAATCCCCTTGAGATACAAAAACATTAATAGTATATGGTGCGCTTGTACCAAAACAATTTGTTGCAGTTACAGTGAAAGAAAAATCTCTTAACTCTTGAGCTGAACCAGACAATACGCCATCAGAACCTAAAGATAATCCTGGAGCAAGAGAAACATCGTTACACTGACCATGTAAAGTAAACAATCCGTCTCCATTTATAATAGTAGGCGCAGAAGATGCACATATGCTCATCTCTTGATTAGAGCTTACCGTTATGTATTTAGTGTTTGAGTTGCAGTCTACGTATCCAAACAATGTTGACTTTGAACCACCACTAATTGAATAGTCGTAACAAGTACCAGTAATATCAAAAGATGTTGGGCTTCCTAGACTAGCCATAGGTATGCTAATATCTTCACCAACAGTTATAAATATATCTCCTTGAGTAATTATTGGAACGGCAGTTTCTGGGCAGTTACAAGTTTCAATTGAATTTACTACACCAAATTCATCAACAAGTACATATGATTTATCAGTTGGACTTGGAACAGTACACAAAGAAATATCCATCATGTGGTATGCATCATTACCATCATATGTACTAGATCCTAATGAATCAACATATATTGTATCACCAAATTGTGGAGTTAAATTAAATCCATCGTGGTAATATATAGTTGTTGGACACTGAGTGCATACGTTTGATAAAGTGCCATCAGTTGTGTCTATATAAAAAGGAGTTAAGTATGGATTTACTTTATTTATAATCCATGTAGATGTGGATAAAGGAGAAGAAACTACAACCTCTGCCGTGTCAACGCTTGATACATTTTTCTTAAATCTAAGAGCACCTCTTCCATTATTTACTAGTCCGTTGTATGGAAAAGATAGCTTTATATCATCTGGGTTTACACCAGCATTAATTAGGTCGTTATAGTTTGTTAATGTATTCAGTCCTACATACCCAGAGTCTGCGATAATAGATCCATTCCACCTTATTTGAAATCTAGTTGGAGTGCTTATTGAGTTATAGTTTATTCCAGCAACCCCTATTCCATTACCTATATTCCAGTTAACAGGCCTACTGTCTGTTACACCAACAAAAGATATATTTGTAGACCCATCTATTGAATCGTTGTAATCCCAAAATAAATATAAATAAGGATAGTCATTTGGATTAACAAAAACAAAGCTTCCTACAAACTCGCCAGAAATATATACGACTGGTATTTCAGTAGCAAGTGATTTAATCGTGTCCTTATCGTTTGGACCATACAATACATCCGAAACATAATAATATAGTTTGTTATTTAACGTTGGAGAAAGGCTTTGGTATACGCCAGTATTATCCCCTGCCTTAACTGTAACTGTAGATCCGTCATAAGGCATATAGTCTACACCACCAACTCCAGTAAGCTGATCAAATATTGCAATGTTGTTGTTACTTATAACAACATTATCAATTTCATAGGTTGAACTGCCTGTATAATCAAAGGATTGTTTTGTCATCATATCTTAAGAGCTTACCATTGGTATTAATTGTATTGGTGCTGTAACACCTCCTTGAGTTAGTATAAAGTCTTTTATTAGTCCATCACAATATGTGACTCTAAATATAATGCTTCTTGGAGTTTGAGATGGATTTGAAGCATATGATGCATATACAAACTGATTATAAGATCCAGTATTAGTTTGACAGTTTACCCAGCTTGTACCAAAACCATTATCCACTAAAGTTATTTGCCAAGAAGCAGCAGAGCTCTGAACAGAGAACATAAAAGCAGGAGATGTAGAGGCAGACGAAGAGACATTCTTTATAGCTGGAACTAATTTTACATCACAAGATTGTTTTACTCTTGATGAAACACTTAAAACATAAGTTCCATTATAAGGGTCAAATCCACCAAACTTTAAATTAGCAGGGTTATCTCTCATCGTGTCAATAAAGAAAGACCCCATTCCTTGATTTGAAATAGGTATTACCTCTGTTCCTACTAATTTTAAAACAGAACCTCTTTTTTCATCTGCAAAATAACAAACATCACCCCATGTAGCAAAGCTTTCAGGATTATCACTTATACCATATTCACCTGGATAAGCCACTTGATTACCAAGAACCTCTGGAATTGAAGCAACTTGACTACCTCCTACAGCATCATATAATAAGTTTTTACCATACAATACAGATGTTACCTTGTCTTGATGTAAAGTTAATAAGTCAGTATCTCTTGCCTTTAACTTCTGAACACTTCCGTATCTCTTGTCTAAGTTTTTAAAATTAGCAAGTGATAAGTTAAATTCATTTAATCTGTTTGTTGATGTAGTAGCTTGAAAAACACCACTATATGTTAATGAGGCAAACTTGTGTTCTTCCTGATAGTCTTCTATAACTGAAGTAACCCTAATGCTATACTTCATTACTGGAGCATTAAACGCATCCTTTATTCGATATGTTTCTAGACCAGTATTGTATGTAAAAGAATTATAATCTCCATTGGTATAGTTAGGATAATTAATTTGTATTTTAGCTCCATTTGTAATAGATGTCTGATCTTGTTCATATGTTGTATAGGCAACAGAGCCAGGGAATGATGGAGATGTAGATATAGTTGGTGTAACATCTATAGAATACCTATCATATACATTTGCTATTGTATAAGGAGTGTTTGGAGTAACTCCGTTTGTGTTTAGATAAACAACATCTCCAACAGAAAAATAATGAGGCCACTCCTTGGTTGATTGTCTAAGCCTAGTACTACCAGCTACTCCAGGTGTTCTATTGCTAAAGAACCATCTTGATATATGTTTACCATTTTTTATTGGATATGTTCTGGATAGTTCGTGAAATATTTCTGTATCTGTCTCTAAAGGAACAGTTTCAAAAATTATAGAATTTGATGGAAAAGTTTGATTGATTGTAAAAATAACTTCAAATTTATTTTGTTTACAACCACTTTTGTTTCCATAACCCATCATGAACATTGTAACTCTTTGAGAATTTGGATTATATGTTACTTGATTTGTTGTGTTGCCATTATTGGGAGTTATTTGAGAAACTACACCACTTGTTTCTCTAAACCAAATTGGTTTTGCTCCTTGATTTGTATTATTTAAATCCTTAGAAATAAATGTAGTCCAAGCTCCAGATTCAACAAACCATTCTTCTATATTTTCATATGTTTGAGGAGATATAAATGTCTGTGGACTAGAGTATGCATTATTATTATGTCTATCATTTAACACTCTAATTGTGATTACTGCTTGAGCAGCTATTTGTCCAGAAAAAGTTCCAGACAAAACGGCCATACCACCATTTAAACCCTCTGTAAACCCATATACGCTAGAATTTGTTATTGATGATGATCCAAAATAATTAGATCCCATTCCGAAAGAAATAGCTGTTGGCGCAGGAGGTATTCTTGTTCTTCCACCTACTTTCCATTTATCCCCTACTGTAAAATTATTGCTATTAAATTGTATAAAAAATGCTGAATAATTTGCAAGATTATTTATAGGTAATCCAATAGCTTGACCTGATCCATAACCATTTCCATAAAATTGTTGTCCTTGAGCATAAGTTGGAGTTTTTATTGCATATACTTGACCAACTACTATTGGTATATCATTTATTTCTATCCAATTAGAAACGCCATATAAATCTACGGTATAATTAAATTTATTTCCAGGTTTTATTTCTATTGTATATCTTAAATCTTTACTATAAAAATATCTATTGCTTATTATGTTGCTTGGAATTGGATTATAAACACCTGGCAATGGACTAGTTGAACTGAATGACGATGTTATATTTGTAGAAAGTGCGGTTGAATCAGAAGCCATAGCCCCATAAAAAACTGGCTTTGATGTATATCCGAAATTGGCATTGACATTAGGTCCATTAACTAACGCAGTAACTGAATTTCTTTCATTACCTGTATTACAATTTAATTGATTTGTGGCTTGAGTTGTATATGTAAATGCTTGAGTTGTACTAGTTGGTAAAATAGAAATTTCATTAGGTTCTATTCTTATTTTAAAATATAATCCTCCTGGAGCCGTTGTTATATTGTTAAATCCAGCAGGTTTAACTTCTAGTTCTAATATTTTGTATTGTTTATTTGAATATGTAGGTACAGATGTTTTTCCTTTTTTTAGTATAATATAATCACCAACACCAAACTTATCTCTATCAGATTCATTAATTAAGAAATATCTAAATAGACCATCACATACATATAATCTTGGAAATATATTGTAATACTCGTATTTATTTTGTTTTAAAACTAACCTATAGTTTGTTGCCCAAGATGGTGGATTATGCTTTATCTCAACCTGTAAACTATTCGCTTTATCTGATGCGGTTGGCGGAATATATACAGAATTACTTGATGTATTAACAGCGTTAGTTAGAGCTGGAGTTAAAACAGTTGTCATTCTTCCATACTCATCAGTATAAACTATTCCAACCTCATAGTCTCTATCGCTTCTAAATGATCTTTTAGGTTTATTACCTGATATGATCTCAGAAGCATATTGTACTGTAAAATTTAAGTTTATATCCCCACCATTTGAATCAGTTATATCTCTAAACTGAATATAGTTACCATATACAAGTCTATTACCAATAATATCTTGAGCTACAGCTTTTAATGGTACATTGTCAAAAAGCCTAGTTACCTGTTCGTTTGAAAGAGTAGTATATATTTTGTTGTTTCTAAACGTAAACGAATATGTGGTATTATTTTGAATGTTTAACTCGTCCTTATTGAAGCTATCTATGACCATTACGTTCAAGCTTCTTGTATCTCTAACTAGTAGTTGTATTTCTTTAACAAATTCATTCCCAGTTTCGAATTCAATAACAATGTTATTTTTTTGGTTAATCATCCCCAAGTTATCACCAGTCTCATAGTCAATAGCAAAAGACCCAGCTTCAAATCCAACGGCTGAAAATGGAGACATTGAGCTGTACTCGTTATCTATATATTTATATCTATAGCTGAAGTATACAAACTTTTCTTTAAGGTTAGTGGAGTCTGGAGTATTGTTTTGATATAGAGTTATGTATGGGGCATTTAACGGGGGAGTCATAATCACACTAATGTCATCAGCTATTGATGGATCATCAGCCGTATAACCCTTACATCTATTGATGTTAATTCTTCTTGGTGGATTATAGTTATCCGTCCAAAACAAGTAATCATTACCGTCCTCTCCTTCTACGTAGTTGATTCCAGTTACAATTTGATTTGCGTTAAAATTTAAAGGACTACCTGGGTTTGGCTTTGAACATTGTAACACCCTGCTAACCTGTTGAGATGCTACATTACACTCAAATATAGCATCAAACTCATTAGCTGTAACAAGCCAGTATATAAGTGACTTTGGCTCATATGCAACGGCCCCAATAACAATTGGATCTGTAACAGTTCCAGAGGTAACTAAATTAGAAATATTACTAGCTATTGAGTTACCATATGCGTTTTGTATAGCACCAACGTCCTTTGCGCCATAACTGTTTACAGTAACATTTTTGGCGTATCTATAATACCCATTGGGCAATAACCTCTCATCGAGGTCTTGATTCATTACTCCCTTTTGAAATGTTCTACTAATATCAGCCATAATTATTTAATCCATTTATCCCTTCCTCTAAGGCTCATTAAAAGTCTTGATGGATGAATGTTACTAAGTCTTATTTTTGCGTTCCTTAAGTTAGCAGATTTCTCATCTCTAGCTCTTCTAACTATGTACTCTTGTACTCCAGTCTTGTTATTTAATACAGCCCACTTGAGGTATGAATAAATATACTCTTCAGCTAGCTTATTGATACTAATTTTAGCATCATCACCATTTTCCATCCCATCAGAAATATATTCTAAAACAATGTGACCATTCTCAACGCCAGTGCTAAAGTCAATTACACCTGCTGCTTTGTTGATTGTGAAACGAGGATTAGTATTAGCATCATCAGTATTCAATCCAAAACGTCCACCAATATTATAACCAAAATACCAGTCACCTTCAAATGACCATCCATAGTATCCATTATAAGGACCAGCCCCAGTATACAGCTGCTTGTCTTGTCTTAATATGTCTAGCTTAGATGTTCCAGTAACAACCTCCCCGTTTGAGTCAAATATAATATCTAAGTTGTTGTCTTGTAAGTATGCATTTGCAGTAATTGCGCTTCTACTCTCAACCAAAGGTATTAATACATTTCCCTTAAGCATTGATATTCTTACGTAATTAATATAGTCTGGGGGAAGAACCATCTTGAGTTCTTCTCCAAGTTCAAGCTCCATCACCTTAATGTTTCTAAGAGCGTCATAGTTGATTTCTTGTATGGCTCTTTTAGCATGAAATCTTACGGTATATATATCTACGTTATTAACTAGCTTATCGTTACCAACATACATCAACATGAAGTTATTGATTAAATCTTTTAGTGTAACGTACTGATAACTACCCCAGTTAGCGTCTTGTGGGTTTGTACCGTTATTAGTGTAGTATTGATAGTTAGTTATATATGGCATTTCTTATTGTGTTTGTTGTGCTGACTGTAATTCTTCTGCCTTTGCGTCTTGAACAACTTCAGACTCTCTAATTGATAGTCCAGCATACTGTAATATTTTAGTAACTAAGTTAGCAAACTCTTCTTGTGGAATTTCAAAATCTTGATGCATTGCATTTGTAGGGTCATACACTGGTTCTCCTCCAACTATAGTAGTGTATGTCCATGATGGATCATATGGGTATCTAATGTATCTAATCTGTAAATTTGTAGTAGGGTTAGGTGGTAAAACAGGATTCATTAAACTTGTAGGATAAACGGTCAATACTCCTGGAGTATATGTCTGAGCACCTCCCAAAACATCAGAACTTAATATATATGCTGGATAGCTTGCATTTGGAGCCGTTAAATTTGAATTCAAAAGATTAAGTATCTTGCTATGATCAACTCTAGCTACTTCCGTATTGTTGTTATATATTATTTTTTCAATAAAATAACAATCTGTAGGCATATATAGATTACCTCCAGTTTGATTATAGCTTAAGCTTTTATACTCAGATAGTCTATCTAAAGTCTCAGATATCCTTTGCGATATATTTGAATGACCTTCACCATGATAACGAGCATTTTGTTTGATCATAGCATTGCTATATTCATACATATACTTTTGAAATATATCTAACTGTGCCTGTCTAGCGTAAGCATTAAACTCCATAGGAGTTATGTAACCCCTATTGTCTTTGTTTAATATAAACATAACGCTATTACGAACCTCGTTTATCATGGAAATGCTTTTTACAAAGATAAATAAAAAAAGGCACTTTGTGAGAGTGCCTTTCTTTACTAAAAGTAAGTGCTATTAAGCAATAGCAATACTAGTTACAGCAACTGGTAAACCAGAAACCGTGTATGCAGGTTGAGACCATGCTGTTTGAAGTGCTGCAATAACTGCGTTTTGGATTGCATCGCGCATTTCTTCTGATCCTACACCTAATGCTGCATGAGCAATTGTAGTTACTTTACCACCACCATAGGTAATAACAACCGAGGTATTTGTGCTTTGCTCGATTAATTTGATGTCTGTACAAGACACTAATTGATTTTGCTCGTTAGTAACTGGGATAGATAAAAACTTTTCCATTGTTTAAAAATTTAATGGGTGAATAATGTCACAAATATACTAATTTTCTGAGAATTTATTTTCTAGAAACTTATACAGGTCTAGACCCTCATCAGACTGTAAGTAAGCAGAAAGTAAGTATACTGGATCCTCTCCAAAAGGAACAGTAAGTAATTTCTTCTTATTGTCCTTTAGATTGTAATAAATCTCTTTTTTATTGTTTCTGTATGCTAAGTATCCATCAGATATTGCTCTAGCAGCAAAACTAGTTACCTTAATTGTTGGATCGTTTACTGCCTCCATAAAGTCTTGCGGATATCTTTTGGCGTATAGCATCATGTCTCTTCTGATTTCAGATGTCTTCATATCATCAATAAAACCACCAAGAAGAAGTCTAGCAATTGGCTCTAACTCTTCAAAAGACATTTCTCTTGCAATCAATTGAGCATCAAGAACATCATACATTTGTTTAATTTCTTGTTGAGCGTCTTTTTCTTGATCGAACTCATAAAACTCAGTACCGTTTCCAGGATGGTAGTGAAGAAATTCTTGTAAAACTGGATTGTTTTTAGGAACAACTAAAGTGCCATCTTCAAAGATTATAGGCTCAATAATTACATTATCTCCTTGCTCATCTTGAAATGGAGAGTTTGCGTTTCTTGCATAACGAAGAGGTCTATTAGTATTTGACTCTTCATCATAGTATAGTAAACGTTTTCTTGGAGTATCCTTGGATGCAAGGAAATAAGTTAATGGACTCTTACCATTCTTTAAAAGATATGTTCTATCTTTTGGTTCTAAAACAGATTTTCTTGTTGTTTTCATTTGATATAATTTAATTTATTAATAATAAAAAAAGGGAGAGGCGCTAGGCCCCTCCCGATTTTTTCAATTATCCCTTGAAGATAACAAAGTTGTTAGCACCAAGTGTACAAAGCGCTCTCTCAGACAAGAAGTTAACTTGCATTGCATCGAGGTCGCTAGTTGCAGCACCACCAGCTGAACCAGTCATCCAGGTTTTGTATCTACGATCTTCAGCCTCAGAAGCTCGGTAACGAACGTGTAAGAACGGTCGTCTAGCATTTTTACCAAGAACTTGATCGTATACAGTCATTGTTCCAGCAGGAACCAATACACCGTTAACTACACCACCAACTAGACCTCCACGAAGAGTTGCATCGTTAAGGTATTTCCAGTCAGTTTTGTAGAACTCGTATCCTCTCTTGAATCCAGAGAAACCAAGGTTCAATGCCATCTCCTCGCTATTATCAAATAGACCGTAAGAAGTACCACCAGCTCCGTAAGAGTTCTGAGCAGCCAACATATCATCGATATCAAAAGAGAACTGACGATTCAAGAACAATACGTTTTCTGCAATAGCACCTTGCTTGTCAAGTCTTTGAATAATAGTATCAAAGTCAGCCAATGAAGATGGGTTACCACCAGACCAAACATTTCCTCTATCTTCGATTTCATAGAACAAACCTTTTGTACCAGCTGCTGACAAAGTAGATGGAGAAGGATAAGAAGGAGCGTTATTCAAGAATGTTGTAGCTCCAGATGTTTGTTCAGCTGGAACACCTTCAACCATTGCCATTTCAAGATAATCCTCAAAACGTAAACGGGTTTCGTGCTCTGACTTCATGTACCATAAGTATCCAGTAGCTCCGTTTTCAGTAGTTACTTCAACCCATCCAACTTGAGCCATGTCAGAACCAGAAACAGTGTATGTATCTTTAATGATAATTGGCTTAACATCAAAGAACAAATCTTCTGCTTCCAACGACCCAACCATTCCATTAGTACCTTTTACAAATTCCGATCCATAAACAAATGCAGTTACACCTGTAGTGGCTCCAGTAAATGGTGAAGTAGTATTATAAGCAGAATCATAATAAGCTACGGTAAATGTTGTGTTTGTAACAGCAACAATAATTGCTTTTGCGGATTCACCAGAAACTTGTTGAGAAGATAAAAATACAGTTTGGTTTACTCTAAAGTTACAAGTACCAGAAGGCAATGTAAATGTTTGTTGACCCCCAACAATAGGACCAGCAGCAAATGTTAATCCAGTGTATTTTGTATGCAAACGACCTTGCTCTGCCCATTTAATCATGTCAGAGTTTGTAGGAAGTTCAGCACCAACCATACGCAAGAAAGATGCGATTGATCTGTTTCCATAACGCTCAAATTCTTGCTCATAAGTATCGGGAAGATACTGATTTAAGAAGTTGAAGTTTGTAATATAGTTTGTAGGCAATGTTGCCTTCACTGAGCTAGGGGTAATCGCTACACCTGGGCTCGTTTGTAATGTACCACTCATTTTTTAAAGTTTTAACGTTTTTTAATTACTAACCTGCTTCCTCTGTCTGGGTCTATTACTCTAATTTTTACCCCTTCTGTAGGTGTAACTTGTGGCGACTGACGAGTCATATCAATATTTTTAGACTCTTTAGCAACAGTTCCAACCGCATCTGCCATTCCTTTTTCATAGAAAAATTTAGCAAACTTGTCGGGGTTTTTAGCTATAGCAATAGAACGATGGAAGGCCTCAGCATCAGCAAGGTAACCATTATCATCAAGGAATTGTGAAACAAAGCTCCTTAAATCATTTTGTTCTTGCAATAAAGCTTTTGCATCTCCAGGTTTGTAAACCAACTTTTTATTTTCATCTAACTTAAATTTGAAACCTTCAAAATTATCAGAGAAAAGCTCTTGAGTTTTTTTAGAGAAGTATTCAGCTTTTTTCATGCTATCTTCTTCCGCAGACTTGGAAGACTCTTTATATCTCTTATAAGCATCATAGTTTTCTTTTTCTTCCTGTGGAACAAATGATTCCCTTGACTCAAGCGGAACTTTATATTGCTCTTTAAGGTCGTTAAAGTACTTTTTAGCTTTTGAGAGCTCTTTTTTCTTTGCTAATTTTTTTTTCTTGATGTCTTTTTCATCATCAAAATCTTCATCATAAGCAAATCTATCTGAAACATCAAACCTAATGTCTTCTGGTTCAAGATCTGGATTTTGCTCTCGTTGATATTCAAAAAGCAAAGAGTCTTCGTCCATTTCATCGTAGTTTTTATTCAGCTGAATAAAATCTTCAATTCCACGTCCTGTTTCTTTTTTATACTTTAGAAATGCAGAAACATCTTCAGGTAATTCTTCATTTTGTTGTCTCTGCTCAAATAACTCATCTAAGTTATTTATCTCTCTATTGTACCTTTTACCAATATATGAAAGAACTTTATTATCATCAATTTCATCAACAATTGTCTCCACACTGTTGGGAGTATCGACAACTGTCTCAATAGTTTCTACTGTTTCAGTTGCAACAACATTTGATTCATCGTGTTGTTTTAACAACTGTTCCTCTACCTCGGCAACAGATTTTTCTTCAAATT